GGATTTCTCCAGCATTACCACCAACTAAACCGCCTACATGATCATCTTCTCCTGTTACATCTCCCGTTGCGTAACTATTTTGGATGTCTCCAAAGTTAGCTCCAGCTAAACCGCCTATATGATCATAGCCACTAACTTCTAAATCTACACCTAAGTTTTTAACTTTACCATTCTTGCCAATAACAGAGAATAATCCGACACCAGATTTTTCTGGATGTTCTAATTTGTCATTGTAAATTTTATAACCATTACCATCAAAAGTTCCTTGAAGTCCATCTTCTTCTGGATCGGGTTCTTCTTCAAAGAGACCTCCAATCGGNTCTATATTCTCACCTTCNAGGTCTATATNATTCTGTAGTTCATAATCTGCATCTAATGGATATTCTTCATCAACACCGATCTTTAGTAACTCTTCCTTTGTGCTTATTTTGATAGTCACTTGTCCTCACCACCAATTTCTTCAATTATATATTCAAGATATTTCCATGTGTGTACTGTCGGCATTTAATCATCTCCTTTCTTACTAATTAAAAAACATAAAATCAGTAAGTCTTGATTTTCTTTTCTCTTTCAACCAATTTTCTTCAATTTCTTTAGCTCCCCACAAACTATATCCAAAAGCCATAAATTTATCATTAGTTTTATTTGAATTAACTCTTTCAAGTTTTAATAAATTTCCTTCATGTTTTTGCTGCATATTCATCATTTCATCTTTTAAAACACTTGTAAGAATGTAAGGTCGCAAATACTTAGCTTTCCTTTCTCCATCCATACTTCTACCTTCTTCAGTTCCCATTAATTTGTCTTTAGCAACCTTATCATCAATTAACAATTCAACTTTACCTGAATTCAATTGATTTAATATATGAGTGTATATCTCCGCATTAGTATCAGGGTTTCCTTGAATAGCAAAAATATTATCAACCGTTTCTTTATTACTATAATTTTCATATCCTGATATATTATAAGGAACATAAGCAGGTAAAATTTCTTCTGTGTACTCATCAACAGAAACTTTAACCATATAATCAAGCAAACCTCTTCCTAACCCTTTTACGTCAAAAGCAATGATACGAGGGTTAAAGTCCCTTGCAATTTTTTTCAATTCAACGGCTTGATCCGCAAAATGTCTTCCATCATAAGTATATAAATTAACTAATTGTTTTTTATACCCACCTTGTACTGGAATTCTAATACATTTCATTACTAAAATTGCAGTTTGAGCTATTGTTCTTCCAACGTCAACTCCTATAACATAAAAGAAATCATTTGTATATTTTGGTATAGTATATTCAGTTTCATGAGATTCAACTTTTCTGTATCTATCAAAAAGCTCCGCATCAAAAAATGCTCCTTCAACTGCTCCACTCCATCTTCCTCTATATTCTCTATCAAAAGATTCAGGATTGTATGTGCCATCTTCAATTAATTCTTGTTCAATATCAGGAGAGGTCAATCCATGCATCACAGGTATTTTAAAATCTCCTCCCCAAACAAAAGCATTACCTTTTACTGTCATCCAAACAAGAGACTGAACAAGTTTATCATAGGCAAACGTACCTTTATACCCTGCCGTAGTAAGATAAGTTTGAGCGCCATGATTTTCTGTAGGATCTCTATGTCCATCTTTGGCTTTTCTATCAATAGCCATAAGAGGTAAAACCACATCATGAAGTTTTTGCCCATCAATCATAATAACCTCATCAATCAATCCTCTATGTCTTCTTCCACCTCTTGTGCTGTCTTTAACCGCCACAATATCAAGGCGAGAGCCATTTACAAAGTGTAGCTCTACATAATCTTTTGTTCTTTGTTTAAAATCTTGTCCTACAACTTCTTGTTGTAAAGCAGGAATAAACTCCCATATTTCATTAACTTTTTCTTTAGCAATTCTTGTAACCTGTTCTTTAGTGCCTGAGCACATAAATACTTTAATTCCAGGATACAATATACACTGTAAATAAAGCCCTAAAATCGTTAAAAAAGACTTTCCAAAACCTCTCATCGCAGTAACATAATTATATTTATATCTAAAAATACCTCTTAAAAATAGTCTTTGATAATAATATAATTGAAAAGTTTCATTATCTGCGGCTAAATAGTCTACAAGAATATCTGGATAAGCTCTAAAATATCTTATATATTCTCTAAATGTTTTATCATGTTCATCTACAAATTCAGGAGTAATATATTTTTTATATGAAGGATTTGATACTAATTTATTTGTGGGAGGTACTGGTTTTGCTACTTTTTTTCTTTTAGTTGCTGTCTCCGTCATTGCCTCCACCCCCAGTTTTTGTCTTACTTTGTCTTTCAGGAGTGTTACTCATATCTACAGTTTCAGCTTCTTGAATACGTTTAAGCGCACCTTCTACTAAATCTCTTAATTCTCCTTCTCCTAGTACTAAATCTCTTGTCCATTCAAAAATATTTTGTTCTGTTTTATCTACTATATCTGGATCTTCATGTACTTCCCAAGGAATAAAACCTTTCTTTTCTACTCTATCAGCAAGAGCAGATATAGAATTTATAGTTGATTGATTGTTTTTTCTTTGTGATTCCGCAAATTGCGCACTTTGCATAATTTTATCATAAGCAGTAAGTAGATTTTTAAAATTATTTGCATTTCCTTGGCTTAATTCTCTGTCCATCATAACCGAAGTAATTGCGGCTTTATGTAAATATTCCCTTTGAGCCGCATTATCAATAGGAAAGTCTTCCTCCATTCTATTGCAATACATTTCTAGTTTTATTAGTTCTTGTTTTTTAAAACCAGCTCCCCACTTTCTAGTTAACTGTTCCCATTCTTGCGGGCTTAAGCTTTCTTCCATATCTTTTACAGGATCATCATCTGTTTCTGTTGCATATTGAATATAACGATGCATTATTGCTCCTTCATAATTTGCATATTGATTCATAGCTATAGTAGACAGATAATTTCCTATTGGGTTTTTTTCATCTTTTACTTTTAAATACTGACTTTCTAAAAATGGTAAATACATTAATACAAGAAAATATTGAAAGTCAATTACATTTTTAAAATCAAAAAAATCATGTATGCAAGTTTTACAAATCCCTATTCTACCATCTGGCATTAAAGGATTGCCACTTTTAAAAAAATTAGACAGTGTTTGCGATTTGCCGCAAATGTCACACTCTCTTTTTGAACCATCTGGTTTTCTATTAATTTTGCCTTGTTTTATTTTTTTAGCTATGTCTATCATTTTTCCACTTCGTCTGCCTTTATCATTTCCTTCTTGGTATCTTTTGTAATATTCAGGCAAATCATAAGTTATTTCTCCCTGAGTTGGGTGATTATATTTTATAGGCTTTTTTAAATCAGCATCTTGTCGCATTTTATTCCTCCTCTTTAAGTTATTTCTCCAGGCTCCAGTCTGCGGCACTTCGTTGAAGGCGTTGTAGCCGCATCCCTAAAAACATTATATAATTGATTAAAGTTGTATTGTCTAATGTAATATTCTTCTTGTTCTATTAGATTGAAAACATCTTCTTCTAATATTTCAAATATGAAGTTTTCACTTCCATGTAACATCCAATCGCTTTGTAGTTTATAATTATGGTGTGTATAGTTATTTAAACTTTTTCTGTGTTGGTCCCATCTTTTTTGTATGTCTGAAGATGAACCTATATAAATTTTACCATTTGTTTGATTCGTTATTTTGTATATTCCATTCATGATTTTTCCTCCTTATCTCACCTGTTCTCATTACTAAAAGATGAGATCCATTACTACATATAGTATTTGACAGAAGATGTTTTCACTCTTTTTTATCCGTTTCTACAGCATATGGGGTAAAATTGACTGAGCGAGAAAAGTTCAAAAAAAATCCCGCATTAATTAGCGGGATAAAATATATTTACTTTATTATATTAATAATATATATTTAATCACTCTTTATATTTACATAGCAAGCTTAAAGATACGGTAAATTTTAGTCTCTTATTCTTAAAAGTTTTATAAATACATTTTATAAACACTCTTTTTTTATGCAGTATATTATTGGTGGTCTACATATGACTGGATTATGCTTCTTCCTCAATTAAAGTGCTATAAAAGTATACTGGTATGCGGTGTATTAAAGCATATTTATGTTCTATTTTTGCTCCGTATGATTCTGTCCATTTTGGTCCCATTACCAATAAATCACATCGCCGCAAAACAGCTAAATCTCTTTTAAGCCACTCATCATATTCAAAATCTTCAAGGTAAGTTTGTGCAAGATCATGTGTTTGAACAACAGGTAGGTAAACCGCATATCCTTTTTCTATTAATTTTGCACCTATTCTTTTTGCTCTTTCAACATTTTCTTCAACTTGTTTTTGGGTTGGAGCTGTATATTGATCTGCATAATAAGCTAAAGATATTTTTCTACTTTGTCTTGCATGGTGTGATGTGCTAGAATGCTTTTCCATGCTTGTACCTCCTAGTACCATTATATTTTACTTTTTCTGTAATAGCTTTGGATAAATCAATATTTAAGTTTTGCGCTATTTGATCAATTGTTACTGCAGCTTCACTAAACATACTAATAAAATAATCTTTATCATTTTTTCTTAATCCTTCAAGAGCCTCTGACATAAAAAAATGTGCCTGTAATAGTTGGTTTATCGGATCTGTAGACTTTAATAAGAAATAACATCCAT